ATATATACTGCAATTCCAAAGCATATCAAATCTAATCCCATATACCACCTCCTATAATGACACATTCCAATCTATCTTCCAGTAATACCGCCACGGTTGGCGATATTTCAGGATATGTTGCTTTAAATTCTGCTTTCATTTTCAGCCTCCATTGTTTCCTCAAATTGGTCCAACAATTGAGAAATGCGTTTATATTCCTTCCACAAATCGTGGGTTGAATAGACCACCTTTCTCTCCGCTTTTTTATGGAGATACCAAGCACCAATTAAAAATTTGGATTGTATCTACCCAACGTGGTGCTGTCCGTCGGGGACAACCTCACTATGCCTCATCTCCGTGGCTCGACCACAAAACCCAGCAACCATGCGGGCTGGCAGTCTCTCACGTCATGCACCACAGCCACTCAAGCAAACGTATGTTCGATGTTACATCAAATTATATTTTATACAATACGTGTATATGAAATTAAATCGTATGCAATATAATATATAAAAAATATATCGTGCGTGATTATATATAAATAAAAATAATTGTATCAAATTAAATTTTACTATTATAAAACAGAATATAATAAAATACCATATATATATAATTCTGTCAATAGCCCTAGAATTCATTTATTTAAGCTATAAGCCCCCTCTAACTATTTTTAGGTATAATCTATCATTGAATATATTAAAACGCCATACAGAGCAAATAAAGCGTTTTTAATTACACAATTAAATTGTACACAATATAATTGGACATAAAAAAAGGCTACCCTACACAATAGGATAGCCTAAAATTAAATTGTACGCAACCAATAATCATCACGATTGAATAATACAAAATAAGATTGCATGCAATTAATTGAGCATGATGCCACAATATACAATACAATCGAATACCATTATATTATATAAAATTAGATTGCATAAAACACGATTGCGGGTAAAAAAGAATTATCAAATTCCATTGTATAAAATATAAACGATATAAGATAATACAGTATAAGATATAATATAATAAAATCAAATTGTATGAAATACAATTTCTATAAAATAAAATAGTGTAAAACTCAATTGTATACAATATAACCTGCAATCACAAACTATATTATACACAATTCAATTTTACGCAATGTATATAAACATATGTTCGATTTTAAAGATAATAAAAAACACCAGATAATAGAATACAATTCAATTGTATCAAATTAGTCAGGCGGGGAAATAAAAAGAATAAAATTCCATTGTATCAAATATACGTATATAGTAATATAAATATATAAAACTAAATTGTATACAATACAATAGATACAAAAAAAGGGTAGCCAATTAAGACTACCCTCTTAAATCTACTATTTTTCAAGTAGGCCTTTTTCTTTAAGTAACGCCATAAGCATAGCGTTTTGTTGTGTTAAAGCCTCTACATTTTGCTCTAACATAGCCGTACGACTAGCAGTGACTTTTTTAGCTGTTTTGTCTTTTTCTAATTCAGGTGTAGACAAATAAACACGGTCCGCAAAAAGCTTGCAAGTCAAACCATTTTCAGAATAAAACTCCGCTACACCACCGCCACGAACACCAGTAGCGTTAGCTACAGGAATAACAAAGTTATTGCCTTTTGCACTTTTAACTACATCAGTTAGTGGAATTGTCATAGATAATGTAACTGTAGCGTTTTCTGTATCTACAGTAGCAACGTATTTTCTATCTTGAATCGGTAACTTTTCGCCCTCTTTCAAGCGTGTAGCCTGTTCAAGAATAGCCTTGAAATCCAAAGTAGTAGTAGTTTGTTTTTTGTTTGTGTTAGCCATGATTAGCTCCGTTTCTACCGCCGTTGCGGTTGTAATAATAATCGGTACGTTTATTGTACCCTGCAAGCCTTGTCGCTTGCTGTGACTACACTATCGCATACCTCCGCTGATATAGTGCAATGCGTTGTATTTACCCCGCTTTTTGCGACATTACCCCCCTCACTATATATTATTCGTTGTGATATAGTGAATTTTTTCTATCTGCTTCGATACTTTTCGATATATCCTAGTGCCCCTGTCAGGGGGTGGGGCTTCGCATTTGACGGGTGGGGTCGGGACATAGAAAATAGAGACTGCTTATATACAAATTCAAACCCTTTCAAATACCTTGCTTATACAAAAATCCATACTCTTTCAAATAGGTTGTTTACAAAAATCCATACAAACCTATAGGTCGAAGAGCACCCAATGATGAGCAATAACTTCTCCCTATAAAAACTAATACAAATATGAAGATAACATGAAGTAATTGTTTCACAGTTGATTACGAGTTGTACCGTTTTTGTTTCCCAGCAGAAACAGGGTTAAATAGGGTCATTTTGATACCATAGGGGTATCGTAAGTACCCAAAAATGGCAAAATACATATTGTATGGTTTACTAGTTCTTTTTCTCTTTCTTTTCTTTCTTTATATATTTCTTTCTTTATCTTTCTCTTTTTCTTCCTCGTACTTACGTACTCGTCAGAAAAAGACGTTATCAGCTTTCTAGGGTAGGGCTTCCAAATACCGTAGTACTATCTATTACGAAACCGATAACGTGTAATATTTTTACAAATCCAAATTAGCTTGTGGTATTACCAAGTGAACTGTTATGAAACAAACAAAAGTCTAAATCGTATTTTCCACCGATAGTAGTGAAAGGGCAAGAAAGGAGATTAGTAATGTCAAACGAAATTGAACAGTTAGCAGAGATATACGACAGATGCAAAAATGATTTGGTATTATTCCGACAAATGTTTCTTCCAGCAGAACAGGAAGTAAAACCTGCTTGGTTCCATTACAAGTGGGGAGATGTATTACTGAATGGTAATCGACATTATGCTGTAGAAGGTTTTCGTGAATCAGCAAAAACGTCGTATGTATTGAGAGCTTTCCCAATTCATTGTTTGGTATTTCCATCCAAGAAGAAACAATACATCGTATTTATCATGGCTAACCAACGGGCAGCCAGCCGAAGGCTTAAAGATATTGCTGAAGAATATACTAGTAACGAATTAATGAACCTTAATCTTGTTCGTATTAAAGAGCAGTCTGAGAAAGCATTTGAGATTGTAGTTAAAGATGAGAATGGTGAAGAAATTACTGTACGTATGGAAGCGTATGGTAAAGGTTCTAGCGTCCGTGGTTTGAACAACAAAGATAGACGTCCTGATATTATCCTCATAGATGACCCTCAAGACTTGGAAGATAGTTTATCTGATACGGTACAAAAATCTGACTATCAATGGTTCTTATCTGATGTGTATTTCCTTGGTAAGAATACACGAATATTCTTCATCGGTAATAACCTTGGTGAAAAGTGTATTATTGAACAGGTAATATCCAACAAAGAGGAATTAGACTTTGATGCGGAACGCATTCCTGTATTGAATGAAGATGGTAAATCTAACTGGGAAGAAATGTATCCAGTAGAAGCTATTAATAATGAACGTGAAAAGTGGCGTAAACTTGGTCAGTTAGATATTTGGGAACGTGAAAAGCTATGTATTGCTATTTCTCCTGAAAGCCAAATCTTTAAGAAAGAATACTTTAGGTATTATGACCCTAATACGATACAACTAGAAGAATGTTCTGTATTCGTCGCATGTGACTTGGCTATTTCTGAAAAGGAAACAGCTGACTTTACATCTGTTTGTGCTGTTGCTGTAAACCCAGATAACCATTGGTTCCTACTTGAGATTGATTATGGTAGATGGGACCCAACTAAAACAATTGATACCATATTCCAAATGGTTCAGAAATACCGACCAATTTATGTTGGTATTGAAAAAGTCGCTTATCAAGCGGCTCTTATTCATTTTGTGGAAAAGGAAATGATTAAGCGTAATACTTGGTTTACTGTTAAACCTTTAGAAGCAAAAGAGAAAAAAGAAATCCGTATCGCAGCTTTGCAGCCACGATTTAAAGCTGGTACATTATGGTTCCCTATGGGGCAGGATTTCTTAGTAGAGTTAGAGAGTGAGTTTTTGTCATTCCCTAAATCTTTACATGATGATTTAATTGATAGTTTAGCACACATTTCAGCTATTGCCAGTCCACCTGTTGGCACATTTGGTACGGTAAGTACAGCTGATATACCGATGGGAGGTGCGATGTAAGATTGGCTGAAGATTTCACCGTTGAATTAACTGGTCAGGAAGCTGACAAGGCTTTATTAAGTTTAGTCAAAGCTGATATTGCTGATGCTGAGGCGTATCAACAATCCATTATTCAGCCTACTGTGCGTGAGCGTTATAATATTTACTATGCTGATAAAGAATATTATGCTCATAAATTCCCTATTTTAAGTAAAACTTCTTCTTTGGTATCTACAGATGTGGCAGATACTATAGAATGGGCATTGCCATCTTTGATGAAAGTATTTACTGGCTCTGATGAAGTAATTACAGTAGCTGGTGTTACAGAAGAAGATGACCAAAATGCAGAAGTGATGCAAAGCTTATTGGTATACCAATTACAAAGACAAAACAAATTCTTTCCTATCTTGTATAACTGGATGAAGGATGCTTTGATTACTGGTATGGGTATTATCAAATGCTATTGGGAACGTACAGAAGGCTATACACCAGAAACAGCACAGCTTAATGCTGATGCATTAAAGCTCTTAACACAAACTGGTGTAGAAATTACCAACGTAGAAGGACCTGATATAATGGGTGATTTCACTGTAACATGGAATTCTCCGTATTATATTAAGAATAGTCCTAAATTAGAAAACATATTAGTATCGGAGTTTTTATATTCTCCTGATGCTAAAAACCTCGAAGATGCGAATTTCGTAGCACACCGTAAAAAGGTTACTATGTCTCATCTTCGTCAAAAAGAGCGTGAAGGTATTTACGCAAATGTAGACATGGTTCACCCTGATAATGGTCCTGTCTCTTGGATTACAGACCAAGTAGAAGATGTAATTGGAGACCACTACACGCCATTACATAATAATCAACAAGATAAAGCTCGTGAAGAAGTTACGATTTATGAATGTTATACTAAGATTGACTTTAATAACGATGGTATTCTTGAAGATATGATTATTACTATTGCTGGTGATGTAATTCTTCGTGCAGAACCTAACTATATGGGTAGACACCCATTCTTTTCTATTTCTCCAACTAAAGACCCACATCGTATTTGGGTAAAACGCTCTTATGCAGAGTTAATTGGTGAATTACAGGACATGAAAGTTGCCCTTACTCGTCAAATCGTACAAAATATCGCCTTAACTAATGACCCTAAAATGATTTTAGCAGAAGATAGTATTAATATTTCGGACTATATTGAAGGTCGTAAAGTTATTCGTAAAAAACCGGGGTCTAATATGGGTGATGTGGCTATGCCAATGCCAGTCAACCAATTATCTCCTCAAACATTCCAATTCTTGGAGTATTTAGAGGGGCAAAAGGAAAATCGCACTGGTATTACACGGTATAACCAAGGTCTTGACGCTAATAGCCTAAACAAAACGGCTACTGGTATTAGTGCTATTTTGGGACAATCTGCACAACGGCTAGAATTAGTGGCTCGTATGTTTGCGGAGACAGGAATATCGGAACTGTTTCGTTTCATGGTTAGCCTCAATCAAAAATTTGTAGACCAAGACACCGTGATTAGGCTAACGAATAAACAGTTACGTATTAGTCCTGACGACCTTAATGGTAATTTTGACTTAGTGGTCAATGCTGGTATTAGTATTTCTACTAAAGAATCTACCATTATGACATTGCAAACCATGCTTACAGCTTTAATGCAAACACAAGCAGCTGGTATCCCTATCGTAACACCACAAAACATTTACAATCTGTTCAAAAAATGGATTGAAAGTGCTGGCTTTAAAAATTACAACGATTATGTTACAGACCCAGCAGTTGTACAACAACGTGCAATTATGGATATGCAGCTTAAACAACAAGTATTAAGTAGCTTACCACCTGAAGCATTGCAATCGTACATGACATTTGGCGTATTACCACCTCAATATTTATTGATGTTACCACCTGAATTACAATTATTATTTGGAGGCGAAGGCAATGGCTCGGAACAAAGCGGATTATTCAACACTGTCCAAAATAACGGACAACCTGCAAGCGGAAATGCAGGAACGGGATTTAGCTTCGGCGGTGCAAACCTTGCTCAAGGATTGGTTGGAGGCGTATCAAGGGTTGATAATCAATCGCCTCAAAACGTGCCCCGTCAAGGAAATGGAGCACCAACGGAACCTACTGGTCGCATCGGAGGCTTTTAATGACTTCTTAACTGCTGTAATTGCTAATGGTGATATGGCAGAAGCTGACCTTAAAGCGATTTTGGAGGCTGAGGCTTTTAATAGCCAACAAGGCTTTTATCCAGAATAAATACAATAACCACGATTGGGGGTGATAATTTGATGACTGAACTCGTATATGGCGTAGTATGATGGAGGTGGTCCAATTATCTCCCTGTTCAGGGTTAAGAACATTTTTTTAGAAAGGATATGTAAAATTGAAAATTTCTTATAGTAACAAGAAGTTACCCTTTCAATATGATATTAACACAGGAACTTTCACGGAAGTGCCTCAAATGAAACAAAATAGTGGCGAAAGTTCTACAAATAATGAATATAGTGAAAGGCAAAGCTTTACTCCAGAACAGCAAGCATTGCTAAATAAGAAGCCTAGTCTTAATGCAAAAGCACAGCATCAAGTAATGCCAGCTGACCCTGTACCTAGTCAACCACAAACTGACTTTGTACCACATATGGGTTATGCTCCAATTGCAGAACAATTAGCAAAAAAAGCTGGTATTCAGCCAGCTGCTCCTAACTACCAAGATTACATGAAGCAACGAGAACCGATTAATCAGGCGAAAGCTCAATATGAGGCAACTCAGGGCTTCGCTCCAAATGGTGCATTTACACCATCACAAGATTTTACATCTGTGAGTATGGCACCTAAATTTCAAAGTGATGGTAGTAAGGAATTCGCAGCTAGTCATCAAGGATTATCTAATCCTAGTGCTATCTATGATATTTTGCAACAAGGCAAAGCTTTAGAGGATAAATTCCGTAACGCAGCTGAAGGAAACTATACCCCATTAACTATGGGACAGGTTGCTCAACAACGTATGGATGCTATTCCTCAAGATATGGCATGGGCACGACAAAATCCATTCTCTAAGGAGATGGGTTATCAATGGGCGGACGACGGTAAACTCGGAGAGTTAGGTTGGGGAGCAGATGATATTGCGTCTATGAAAGCACGTACTGAATTCCATCCCCAAGAAATCGAAGAGTTATATCGGCAAGGAGCCATTCGTGCACCATATCGTGAATATTTAGCAGAACAAGAACGCTTGCGTCAAGAAGCAGAAGCTGAAGCGGCTAGAGTAGCAGCAGCTAGAGCGGCATCTTATTCTTACAGCGAACCTGATAGTGGTTATTATGAAACACCATCAGATACTCCTAGTGAAGTAAGTGCACCAGCTCCAGCACCTCAACCACGATTTAGTGGTGACTACACTATTCAAGCACCGTATCAATCTATTTGGGACGGTTCTGCCATCGGTCGTTTCTTCCATAATTTATAGATGGCAATTAATTTGAATTAACATTCACCAACCCGTTAGGGAGTGAAAGGAGAACACATGAAGGATTTTGAATTTAATTTGCAAACATTTGCAGAAGGTGAAGTAGACGTACCTGCAACGGAAACTGAACCAACAGAAGTTACTGATGTAGCTGAAACAGGTGGCGACACTGCACCTGCTGATTTTGATTTTGGCATTGATGAAAACGGAGACGTATTCTTTAATGGCAATCGAATGCTTTCTTTTGATGGAGATGAAGATGTAGACCCTGCTCCAGAAACGCAGGACTCTGAAGAAGGACAACCTACAGAAACTGAACCAGAAAATAAAGCACCAGAACCACAAATGTATACGGTCAAAGTTGACGGTCAAGAAATGCAAGTTCCTCTTGAGGAATTACTAAACGGTTATCAACGACAAGCTGATTATTCTCGTAAAACACAAGCATTGGCTGATGAACGCCGTCAGTTACAACAACAATACGCTCAATATCAACAACCTCAAGCACAACCACAAGTACAAGAGCCGCAACAACCACAAGTTACACAAGCGGAGTATTACAATAAATTAACAGAGTTTGCTAAAGGTGAAGTTGAAAAACATTTAGGGACTGAGTTCGATGAACTTAATCCAGTTCATATTGCAGCATTAGCAGATAGCGTAGCTACTATTAAAGCTCAAATTTATGAACAACAAGCTGTTCAAAAGAATTTCACTCACGTGGTAAACCAATTCCGTCAAGACCCTAACTTTGATGAAATTGACCGTTATGCACAATATAAGTTGCAAAACATGCCTTATCAACAAGCAGTAAAAATTCAAAATGCTTTAGATAACTATGATGCTGATACAGTAGCACAATTCATGACCGCAGCTCGTAACGAGTATTATGGTATGATGAATGCACAATACAATCAGCAACAAACACCGCAACAAACGGTACCAAATATTCCACAACCAACAAACAAGCCAAAACCTCCTGTATTAGAAGGTGCTGGTAGTTCTGAGCGACCACCTATGTCCGCAACACAACAAGTTGACTTTAAATCTTTAGGTCGCATGACGAACGATGAGTTGGTTAAAGTATTCCAACAAACTGGCTTGACCAGATTATAATTTTTGAAAGAGGTATAACACATTGGCAGATAAAGATACAGCTGTCCGTTCTTTTACCGTTGTAGGTAAGAAAGAGGACATCACTGATTTCGTCACAGCAATTGACCCTGACCAAACACTTTTGACTAATAAGTTTGGTAAAACTTCTGTTAAATCTACAGAACATGCATGGTTAAATGACTCCTTGCGTCCAGCAATGGAAAATGCTTACCAAGAAGCAGTTGATTTCGACTCTCAAAAAGCAAATCCACGTAAACGTGAATCCAACTATGTACAAAAATTCTTACATGGTTACTCCGTAACTGATACTACTCAAGCAATCGCTAAATACGGTGTGTCCGATGAATTGGGCTACCAAATGGTAAAAGCGACTAAAGAAATTGGTCGTGACCTTGAGTATGCTATCGTTCGCAACAAATCTAAAGTTATGGGTGATGATGCTATCGCTGGTAAAATGGGTGGTATTCCTTACTTCTTGGAAAACTTCAAAGAAGTAACAGCAACTACTGCTGGCGTATTCACTTTGACTAACCATAAATTTGTAAACGGCGACGTTGTTATGTTCCGTGCAAAAACTGGTACTCTTGATACTAATTTGAAAGCTAACACTCAATACTTTGTAAAAGTAATTGATGCTAATACTTTCAATATCTGTGCTACAGAACAAGAAACAACTGCAACAGCTCCTGCTATTGTTAAACCAAACGCAGCTGTAAACGCAGGTTCTACAGAATTAACTTCTGGTAATGCAGTAGATGCTGGTGCTATTACTGGTGCAAATGCTGGTAAGTTGACATTTGACCTTATCAATGACGCTATGCAAGCAGCTTGGTCCCGTGGTGGTTCCATTGACTTCGCAGTAATGTCTGGTAAAAACAAACGTGTATGCTCTGGTTTCACTCAAGGCACTACTAAAAACCGTGAACAAACTTCTAAAGAATTGGTAGAAGTTGTAGATGTATTGGAAACAGACTTTGGTCGTATTGACTTGGTTTCCCACCGTATGTACACAGATGACGTAGTTGACTTAATCGAAGCACAATACTGGAAATTGGGTTACTTAATTCCATTCCACGTTGAAGATGGCTTGCGTAAAGGTACTTACAAATCTAAATACATCACTGGTGATGCTACTTTAGAATGTACAGCTCCTATTGCAAACGCTCGCATTTACAACATCAAAAAATAATACATAACATGGGGAGGGCGACCTCCCCTATTTTTTTTAGGAGGTACTATGAAACTAGGTACACAAGTAGAAGTTGACCCTAAAACTGGTGAATGGAAAATCAAACAAACATATGATGAAGGTGTAGTACTCCGTGAATGTAAACGAATGCGTGACAGCATGGAGGAAGGTAGAATTCATGATGGTAAAGCTAAAAAGATTGCCATGATACCACGCCATAGATTTGCTACAGATTTTGAATTGATGCAATATCAACAATGTCAAGGTAAAGATAATATAGAGGCATCTAAATGGTTAAATATCTGGTTAGCTAAAAACCCAGAATTTAGAACTACCAATACTATTTACTCTGAAAATACAGGTAAAATTATTAAATCTACAGCCAAATACGGGGGTATTTAATGATTAGAGTACAATCCGTCATTGAGAGTATTTTATATAACTTAGACGAAGCGTACAATAGACAACATTCTAATAATGAACTTATTGATGCTATTAATAGCGTATTGAGGTATGTAAATTTATCTCTTATCAATGTAGAAAGCTCTTATATTGCCAATAAGGTTAATATTAAACCAAATAATGGTGTAGCTAAATTGCCTAGCGATTTTGGTAAGTTTGACAGTATTGAAGAAGATACTAATAAAACTTATGAAATTATGGGTAATAAAATCTATCTTGAAAATCCTACAACATTAAAATACTACCGTATTATTAATGAAGTAGAAGATGTAACAGATGAGATTGATTTACCAGCTGTATTGTTTGATATGTTTGTGCGTTTCTCTACAATGTTATTAAGAAAAGAACCTGATAAAACAGGTGGTTCTGATGGCATGGCTAAACTAATTGCTGATGAAATCAAAAAGATGACAGCAAGTGATAGTAGCAGACCTATTGAACGACCTATGCAGTTCTATGTATAAGGAGCCGTAATGAAGGTAAAAGAAATGTTAATTTTAGCAAGACAACGCCTTGGCGATATGCAGAAAACATCATACTCTGATATTGAGTTGATTTACTGCTTGAATAATGCTATCGACCGTTTGTCTTATGAATTATACAACCAAAACGACCCAGAACTTACAAAGAAAATGACATTGAATGGTACACAGGAAACCAAACGTCCTGATGATTTCATTGCATTTCAAGGTCAATTCCCTGTTGAATTTGAATACCGTACTGACGGTCCTATTATGAAACATCTTGACCCAGAGTTTGATGGGGAACTTGAAATTGTTTATTACGTAGCTATGCCTCACGTTAAAAGCTTGGAAGATGAAATTCCATTCAAGCGTGTCATGTTTAATAAACAATTATTACAATTCTTGTTATATGAAGCTAAACCTTCTCTTGAAAAGGAAGGACAAAATAGCAATACTACACCAGCTGACCAAGGCTAGGAGGTAATATGACAGTAAAAGAATTAATGACTAAAGCGGCATTAAGAAACCGCTTATCTGATAGTATTGAAAGTGGGTACGATGACGATGAATTGATTGCATACTTTAATGATGCGATTGATTTTGTATGGCATGTACTTATTGACAATAATTATTATGAGGTTATCGGTGATATTACTTTTACACAAAAGGAAACACCAACACCGTCAGATTGGTATAAAGCAACCAACCAAGCACCATTACTTTTGAAAAACAAAGGTAAAACAATTGAATGTTATGGTGACTTACCATATACAGTTCGATACTATCGCAGACCTCAATTTGTGTCTACGGTTAATGATGAATTACCGTGGACAAACGAAGCATTCTCTAATATTCTTGCTCAATTGACTATCGTATTCGCAATGAGTAATCATGAATTCGATATGACGGTAGAACAAGACTTTGTGGAGGCTATTATTAATTATTTATAGGAGGATAAATGGATAAACAAAATAACCTGCCATCTACCATAAATGGTGATGGTCGTAAATTTATCTCCTTGCTTAAAGGGTATTTAAACGATATTAAGGTTGCTCTAGAAGACCAAATTAATGAAGTTACTAAAGTATGGAATGGTATAGCTGATAATCCAGACACCATTACAGAACAAATACAGAATATTACCATTGATGAAAAGAGCGTTAATGGTAATGTATCATTAATGTTACGTTGGGATTCAGTACCAATTAAACAATATGCTGGTGTCAGTATTGATGTTAAAGTCGGTGACTTTCATGATACTCCTGATATGTTTGCCAATAAAGAAGTATTCCAACATTATGACACTGGCAAAACTAACACCTTTACATTGCCAAATGCAGAAATTGGCAAAAAATATGAATTCGTCATTCGTGGTAGGGATATTCGTAATGCTTTGTCAGAAAAAGTCCATGCACCTGTAACATATTACTATGTTTCTGAAGAAACCCATATCCCTAAATCACCATACGAATTTACAGTAATTTTTGATAAACGTGGTGCTTATTGGTCATGGAAACAGCATCCACAAAATGACTACCAATGGACAGAATTACGTTTAGATGCCAATGTAGGAGAAGAACATAATCGGTTAGACTTAACTACTGGTTGGAATTCCACCTCTTTACCATATGCACGTGTCGGTACAGCCTACTTGTATAATAAAGGTGTTGGTAATTCTTATTCTGCTCCAACTACTTTAAATTATTCTAAATCTGTTCCTGCTGCTCCAACTCACATTAATGTTACGCCTGTATTTGAAGGTCTATATATCACATTTGCAAGTATTCCAGAAGATTGTATAGGAGCTAAAATTTATATTAATAATGAAGAACATTTTGTGGCTGATAATAAGTTTAGTTTTAATTGTTCTACTGGTAACTACACTATCAAGATTTGCTACACTGATGTTTTTGGTAATGGCGAGTTATCTAGTCCAGTAACAACAAGTACAGTGGAAGAAATTCCACCAGATGCTGTACACATTACAGACAGAACAGTATTTGATAACGGTGTAATTGTCGCAAAATATATTGGTGATAAAGCAGTTGTTGGTACAAAGATTGCAGATGGTGCTATTACTACTGATAAGTTAGTAGCAAATGCTATTACAGGTGATAAAATTGCAGCTAATGCTATTACTTCAGATAAAATTAAAACTGGAGAGATTACAGCTGAGAAGATAGCTACTGGTATTATCACAGGTGATAAACTTAAAGCTAATACAATTACAGGCGATAAAATTATTACAGGTAGCATTTCTGGCGATAAAATTGCAGCTAACAGTATTAGTGGTGATAAAATTCAAGCTGGTTCAATTAGCACTAATAAAATCCAAGCTGGTGCTATTACTGGTGATAAATTACAAGTAGACAGTTTATCATCTATAACTGCTCGTATTGGGGAACTTAAAACAGCAGATACTGGTGCCAGAACAGTTATTAAAGATAACTTAATTGAAGTGTACGATAGTAATAATAGATTGCGTGTTAGAATGGGGGTATGGAATTAATGCCACAAGGTTTACAAACATTTAACGAAAATGGAGAGATTTTATTAGACGTATCAGATAGAGTACAGAAATACCTTGGTGTAGCATTATGCCCTGAAAACGTCAACTCAGGAGTAGTGCAAAATCCATATTTGGAGGAAGGTGAACTATGGTATTTGATTATTCCAGATTCTTATCCAGCATTAAATCTCGAAGGCAATACACAATTTTCGTACTCTGTGCCTACAGTAACAAAAGAAGGAGATAAACTTTTATGGTTTTTCACAACAAACCACGTTGGTTGCCGAATTTTATATGGAGTATTTTAATGAAATATTTTGAAGTGAACAATGATAAAAACCATTTGCAAATTGACGATACATATATGAATTTATACATGACAAGAAAAATTAAAGTGACAAGTCAGTCTGGAACCATACAATTTGAAAATGGAGAAATCATAGGAGCTATTGGCAATGGGAGCAATACCATTGATGGATATTGTTCTAATTCTTCCACGCACTGCGACTATTATATTAGTGATATTAACAATGCATATATTTACCTATTTGCAACAAAACCAATATCCTCATCTACTATGGGGGTTCAAATATTTAATGATGCTGGTGATTTACTATTTGACTCTAATCATAAACAGGCTAAAGTTATTGGAGTTGGTACAAATAATGGGACAGTAATTGGTACAAATATAGCTATAGCTGTTGGCGGACATACTACACAATCAGAGCAAACTATAGAAATAGAATCTGATGTATCATCTATACCACACTTTGATTACTCGCATGGTTTTAACATTACTTATACATACACTTATTATATTTACCGTAAAGTTACAACTATTACAAGTAAATCGAATGTCTATCTAAATGGAGGAGTTATATCCACTAAAATATTTGATACACAAACAGTAGTCGATGGACCTAAGTTGGTAGACTCTGGAGTTAATGTATCAGAACTAGAAGCCTTACATATACGTGTAGATTATCCACCGGGAATTAGTGTAGGTATGAATAAGAGTAGTGGCGTTATCTCTGCTTTTAGTTATGTCGTTCTTGATGTTAATGGGTTATAGGAGGTTTAATGATTGAAATAATGCTGCCACCACCAAGGGATAGCATTCTTTTCTATTTATATCATAGTACACCAGATAATGCTGTATATGATATTATTTTCTGTATTTTAGCCGTAACAATTCTATTGTTAATAGATATTCTATTACGGTTTGTTATTGAACTTGTTGAATATAATAAAGCAGTTGGTAAAGAATGCACTACATGGAATATGTTTAAAGCATTATTCCTTGGTTGGGGGGCTGTTACTCTCTCGAATGGAAAAACAAAGCGATTTTTAGTTAGTAAAGCGTTCCGTAAATCTTTATTCTCTAAAGTATCTTTTGAATATCCTATTTTCTTCACTCTCGCAGCTACAGCATGGTCATTACCTGATGTCCCTGTTATGGGATTTAGAATAGATGCACTTTTATCAATGCTATTCATGTTGGCACCGATGTTATGCGAGATTGTATCTATTATTGAAAAATTAAATGAACTAGACGCAGAAGCCTTTAAATGGTTTAAAGAGTTACGTAAATTTATCAAGGAAACCAAAGAGGTGATAAAATCTTGAAGCGTATTCTTAAAATGTTAATGTATGAGAATGGAGGTTTATCCCTCACTCGTACAATTTCTATCTTGTTTGTATTGCTATTTATTGGTGTTACAATTTACTTAGTATTCTTTGACGCTAG